CGCTGATGAGATAGTGGCGCACAACGGTGATAAATTCGACATCAAAGAACTTCGCACAAGGGCAATATTAACTGGCAATTTAATGTTTCCTATTTATCGCACACTTGACACGCTAAAGAAGTCACGGCAATACTTTCGCTTCGCTAGTAATAAACTTGACTATCTCGGTAATGTGTTAAACGTAGGGCGCAAACTTGACCATGAAGGCATGAAGTTATGGATTGACATTTGCGAACATAAAAATAAGTCTTCACTAAAAAAGATGGTTGAATATTGTGTTCAAGATGTGGCAGTTTTAGAGGATGTTTATATGGTTATGTCACCGTACATTTACCACAATACGAACATGGCAGTTTTAAAAGGCGGTGAAAAGTGGCATTGTCCAGAATGTGCTAGTGAAAACGTGCAACTATCTCACACCGATGCAACGGCAATGGGTTACATCAAACGCCACATGAAATGTAATTCGTGCCGCAAGTTCTACAAAATATCTAACCGAACTTATATTCGGATGCTCGAAAACATTATGTTCAAAAGTATGTCTAATGTTTAACATGAATTTATTATATTTACACAAATAATAAAAACATGAATAAACTACAAAAAAACGAAAGACAAAGGGAGTTAAGGCGATTGAATAACAATGCTCATACCAAGAAGTACGAAAAGACACCACGAGGATTTTTAATGCGTCTTTACCGAAATATGCAAAGTCGTGTTACTGGAGTTCAACAAAAGAAACATCACTTGTATTATGGCAAAGAATTGTTATCAAGGGATGACTTTTATCTTTGGGCTTTGCATGGAAGCGAAAAGCAGTTTTTTAATATGTTTGAGGAGTACGAAAATAGTGGCTATGATAGAAAGTTAGCACCAACGGTTGACAGAATTAATTCTGCAAAAGGTTACACTTTGGATAACATGAGGTGGTTAACCCATTCGGAAAATAGCAGACTTGGTGGATTGCACAGAAAGAAAAACTAATAAGATGGAACAGCTATACCAATGGACTTTTCAAGTATTAGATTACAAGAACTTTGAAGGCACTAGCATTGTGGTGTATGCACCAACGTACAAAGATGCGCTCAGAAAAATACGTGATTTGAAACTTCCACAACTATTGACCTTTGACGAAATCGAAGATGGGGTTAAACTTATCCAAGTTTATGAAATGGATTTCATTAGTGAATTAGAACAAGAAGAAGTATCCGAACCCGAAGAAGAATGACATAATGTGCAATACACCGCACTTTTGCGGTTAATGAATGATTAAGCTAACTTTACTCAATATCGTGAGTAATTTTACACGAACTGTACGTAAATATGGGACAGTTGAAAAAAACTTTAAAAAAACTTTGCAAGTGTGAAAATTAAAAAGATATATTTGCCTATTCAATTTAACCAACCAAAACCAAACCAACTATGAAAACAGAGTATTTAGAGTTTCTGCAAAAGAAACAGAAAAACCACATCGAAAGCGGCTTTGAAGTCAACGAAGCCGACTTAAATTCAAACCTTTTTGACTTTCAAAGGTTCATTGTGAAACGAGCATTAAAAGCAGGGAAGTATGCCATCTTCGCAGATTGTGGACTTGGAAAGACTTTGATGCAGTTAAGTTGGGCAGACCAAGTAAGCCGACAAACGAATAAAAGAGTATTGGTTTTAGCTCCGCTTGTTGTGGTTGAGCAGACCAAGCGAGAGGCTATTAAATTCGGCATACCTATTGACTTTATAGATGCCGACAATTACGAGCAACTAAACAACATTGATGCCTATTCTTATGCTGGCGTTGTACTTGACGAAAGTAGTATATTGAAAAATTTTGAGGGCGAAACAAAAAAATTGATTTTAGATAAGTTTAAATATACACCTTATAAATTAGCGTGTACTGCAACACCATCACCAAATGACCCGATGGAACTTGGTAATCATTCGGAGTTTCTTGACGTTATGAGCCGAAATGAAATGTTAGCCATGTACTTTGTTCACGATGGTGGCGAAACGGCTAAATGGCGTTTAAAAGGTCACGCAGTTAAATTGTTTTATCAATTTATTGGAACATGGGCAATAATGCTAAACAAGCCACAAGACATTGGATTTAGAATGGATGGATATGACTTGCCTAGTTTAAACCTAATTGAGAAGCAAATCATTACTCCAAAGCGTGATAACGGTATTTTGTTTAACAATACGGCTATTTCTGCAACCAACTTTAATCAAGAGTTAAGATTAACCAAACAAGAAAGATTGAGCGAGGTTGTGCGAATTGTAAACTTAAAGCCAGATGAAAACTTTATTATTTGGATAAAGCAAAATGAGGAAGGCGAAATGCTAAAAAAGTTACTTCCAGAAGCTATCGAGGTAAAAGGTAGCGACACAAATGAATGGAAGAAAGATAAACTTTTGGGATTTGCAAATAATGAATTTAGGATATTGATAACCAAAACAAAGATAGCCAGTTTTGGTATGAACTTTCAGAATTGCCGAAATCAAGTATTTGCTTCACTAGATTTTAGCTTTGAGGGTTTATATCAAGCCATACGCAGGTCGTACCGTTTCGGGCAAAAGAATGAGGTTAATATTTACCTAATCACAACAGATACAATGGCAAACGTAATTCAATCAATTAACAATAAGCAAAAACAATTTGAAATCATGCAAGACGAAATGAGCAAAGCAATTAACCAAAACCTAAATGGCGAATTAATGGCACAAAACGGATTTAATACGGAAGAAGTATCAAATGAATGGTACACTGTAAAACGTGGCGATAGCGTTCAATTAATTACAGAATTGCAAGACCAAAGCATTGGATTGAGCGTATTCAGTCCTCCATTTGCTGAACTATACACTTACTCAAACCATATTGAGGATATGGGTAACTCTAAAGACTATAATGAGTTTTTAACTCAATTCGGATTTTTGATAAAAGAATTACACCGAGTAATGATGCAAGGTAGAAATGTTGCCGTTCATTGTATGGACTTGCCAATTCAAAAGGGCAAAGAGGGATTTATCGGACTTCGTGACTTTAGCGGAATGATTTTAAGAGCATTTGAAGATGCTGGATTTATCTATGCTTCACGAGTTACAATTTGGAAAGACCCAGTAATAGAAATGCAAAGGACTAAAGCACTTGGTTTATTGCATAAACAAGTTAAAAAGGATAGCACCATGAGCCGTGTTGGTATTCCAGACTATGTAATGATATTTAGAAAGGATGGTGAACGAGTAAGCCCAGTTACAAATACTGATTTGCCAGTTGACCTTTGGCAAAAATACGCTTCTCCAGTTTGGATGGATATTGACTATGGCAATACGCTGCAAGGGTTTAGAAATGGGCGTGACAGCAATGACGAAAAGCATATTTGCCCATTACAACTTGATACTATTGAAAGGCTAATCCACCTTTACAGCAACAAAGGCGATACGATATTTACTCCATTCATGGGCATTGGTAGCGAAGTTTACCAAGCGGTGAAGATGGGGCGCAAAGGGATAGGGTTTGAACTAAAAGAAAGCTACTTTGATTTAGCCAAAAAGAATTTAGAAAGCGCAGTATTATCCAAAACACAAGTCGAACTATTCGGATAGATTTAACAAACTTAAATTAAGCCGCATCCCTAAAAAGGTGCGGTTTTTTATTTCAGTTTAGATTTGTATTTTTGACGCATGCCAATCCCTAAACCAAACAGCAACGAAACTAAGGATGAATTTATCCAGCGTTGCATGAGTGATGATGTTATGGTCAGCGAATACAAAGACGAAGCGCAAAGATACCGACTTTGTTTATACAGCCATGCTAATGACTTGAAAGCGCAGAAAGAAATCTTAAATGCTGAAACGTACACCGACTACCCGAAAGCCGCAACCGAGAACGCTAAACGTGCATTGAAGTATAGAGATGAAAGCGGAAACCCAAAAGGATGCGGAACACCAGTCGGATGGGCAAGGGCAAACCAACTAGCAAACCGTGAACCCATTAGCCGTGAAACAATAGCACGAATGGCAAGTTTTGCAAGGCACTTGCAATATGAGAATGTTCCGTATGAGGAAGGGTGCGGAGGTTTGATGGTAGATGCTTGGGGTGGGCGTGTTGGTATTGAGTATGCTCAAAGGAAGTTGGAGCAGATAGATAAAAAAGACTAACTTTGTTTTAAAACTAGTACACAATAAATTGAATAGTCAAATTTTTTCAAATGAAGCAGGGCGGTAAAAGAGAGAACGCAGGTCGAAAACCAAAAGCAGACGAAATAAGAATGGTCGAACAAATGGATTTGACCGTTGACCCTTTAGACGTTTGGGCGAAACTTTGGGCGAAGTGTCAAGAGGGTGATACACTGGCAATCAAAACGTGGCTTCAATATCGCTTTGGAATGCCTAAGCAAAAGATTGACCACACTACAGACGGTGAGAAACTTAATATTCCAATTATCCAATGGGTGAAGTAAATGAGATTTACAAACCATTATACACTTCTAAAAATCGCTACTATCTAATAACTGGGGGTCGTGGTAGTTTGAAGTCGTCAACTATTCATGACTTCGTTGTAAGGCTAACCTACGAACAAGGCGAAGGAGTACTATTTACAAGGTACACAATGACCTCCGCTGAAAAATCAATTATACCCGAATTTCTTTTGACGTTGGATAGGTTGGGCGTTGCGTCTGCTTTTGAGATAACCAAAACAAAAATAGTCAACAAGTTAACGGGTAGCTTCATTTTGTTTAGCGGTATCAAAACAAGTAGCGGTGACCAGACGGCAAACCTAAAATCAATTAGCGGCATTACTTGTTGGGTTATTGAGGAGGGCGAAGATTATACTGATGAAAAAAGTTTTGACACTATTGACGACAGCATTAGAACAATATCCAAACAGAATAGGGTTATTTGGATACAAAACCCATCAACAAGGGAACACTTCATTTATAAGCGTTGGTTAGAAAATAGCACAAAGCAAATCGAAATAGAGGGGTATAATGTAACGGTTAGTGACAAACCCGAAATTACTCACATTCATTCATGGTACGGAATAGCAAAGCATTATCTATCTCACGATTGGTTAGCTAAAGCAAACAAGGCAAAAGAGCAACAGCCTAAATGGTATTATCACAATTACATTGGGGGTTGGTTAGAACGTGCGGAAGGCGCAATCTTCACGAATTGGACAATGGGCGATTTTGACAATTCACTCCCATACGTTTACGGACAGGATTATGGATTTAGTGTTGACCCGACAACGTTAGTCAAAGTGGCGGTTGACGAAAAGAAAAAGATTATCTACGCTGATGAAAAGTTTTATTCAACCGTTGGTATGGGTACAAACGAAATATTTGAAGCAAATAAACAAGCCACAAAGCCGAATGAGTTAATCATTGCGGATAGTGCTGAACCTAGATTGATAGACGATTTGAGACGAAAAGGAACGAATATAATACCATGCGAAAAGGGTGCAGGGAGCGTGAGCGCAGGGATAACCAAGATGCAAGACTATCAAATAGTGATTACACCAACATCGCACAATTTGCGAAAAGAATTATCTAACTATATTTGGAACGATAAAAAAGCAGGGATACCAGTTGATGCCTTCAATCATTGCATTGACCCACTACGATATAGCACAATGTATTTAACCAAGCATAAAACAAGCACCGGCATAAAAAAGAACTCATTGATATGATACAAGGGAAAATAAACGAGGAACTAATTAACATCCCGACTAATTGGGGTGATGTACCGTTTAAGAAGTACATCGAATTTCTAAACCATGAAACAGCACTTGACCAAGCGAGTTGTTTGCTAGGTGTACCGACCACAACATTAAACAAGTTAAACAGCGAAGCACTAGGGGCGTTATTTACGGCATTACAATTTATGCACGAGCCTCCAAACGCTTACTTAGAAAAGGACAAACATATAGACATTGGGCGTGAAAGCTACGGCAAACTAGAGATGGCGAAGTCTTTACTATTGCAGCATGACAAACCGAAGGACGCTTTGATAGGCATTGCGAAAATATACACCGACATTGACTTTAGCGAAGTAGCTACTGATGAGGCGAACCCTATTTGCGCTTTTTTTTTTCTGCACTCAAACAATTCTTTGAGCGTTATAAAAGATTGAACGACTACAAACCAAGCCAAGCGGAGGCGATAGCGAATGTGGACAGGTTTAAAAAGTTCGGAGCGAAAGCAACTATATTCGCCATGATGGACAGATGGGGCAAGACTATTGAAGAAGTCACAAATATGCAGGCGACTTTGATTTACGACATTCTACTCCACGACTTTGAAAAGTCCATGTACCAAAAAGATTTACAAGCCGCACAACAGCAACAGCAGAAAATGATGAGAAAATAGTATTTTTGCCGTATGTACTTAGACACCGTAGACTTCATCAAAGGCATTTGCCAAACCATTAACCCGAATGGCACGTTTTATCATGGGCGTGTTAGCGATGCGAATTTAGCCATCAAGGACAACCCGATGCCACAAATACACCTATACCCTTTTCGTGTTCAAAACCCGACTACAATGGGCGTAGACGTGAACCCGAATATATTAATGGCATTTCTGTTTGACGGTTCGCCTCACGATGGTGCGGATGACTTGTTAAACAGCACAGACGAAGCCGACACGATGCAAAGACGTTTCCACATAGCTTTACAGGGTAGCGGTAAGATAGTGAGCAACTATGAAGCAGAACCGTTTTACAAACAGTTTAGCGGAGTGACAAACGGAATGTTCGTTAGGTTTCAACTTCAAATCAAATCCAGCAAAGTTTGTGAGCCATGATTAACCTAGAGGCGAGATTAAATGAATTAGGGGTGAAGCTAACCGAGCAGTTGGTGAATGACATCCAAACCAAGCTAATACAGCGCAGGGGCGCAAATGGCACGTTTGAGAGCGTGGTAAACGCAAGTGGTAAATTAGCCAAGTCAATACGGTTTGAAGTAACCAATGGAACGGTGCTAAGCATTTACGGCAATGATTATATTCAGTACCTACAAAACGGTAGAGGCCCGACAAAGAACGGAGGCAATGGTGCGGTTAAACGTGCGATAAGGCAATGGATAGATGACAAAGGAATTATCCCAGATGGAATAAGTAAAGATAGTTTAGCCTTCTTAATTGCGAGGCGAATACATCAAGAGGGTTCGACCATATATCAAGCAGGTGGGAGCGATTTAATTAGCGGAATATTTAACGAAGAATTACAGCGAAGCATCGAAGCGGAGTTCGCTCAATTACTAGTTACAGAAATCCAATCCGAGATTTTTGAATTATTGGCGGCATAAATAAAATAGGACACGAAAATAATAACGGCTTAGAGTTGTTTAAATTTGCACTATGAGCCGAGCCAACGACTATTTACTTTTCCAACGTCCTTACAAGTGGGTTAGCGCACATCGAGAATTTACTTGGATTTATGCTTTACCTACTCGATCATTCTTTTATTTCCCTAATAACGGTCTTATTCAAGTGGTGTTGACTTCTTCATTTAGTGCTGACCTAGAAGTGGGAAGCCGTATCTA